CAGTATATTCTCCGTTTGCTGCTTTCAATGTCCATATTTCCTTTGCGACACTCCAATCATTCTCGTTTCGAACACGAATAGCATATCGTCTCTCATTGAGAATGCTATATGCTTGTGATAGAAGTGCTTCCCTGATTTCATAGGGTGATTTTCCGGTGTATTGTGCCATAATATGATACTCCTTTGTTGTGTGTGTGATTACGAAAAAAATATAAACCATACAATACCGCTTATCACAAGAGCATCTGCAACTATGCTCCAGACGATATAGAGTCTAAAAAGCCATTTGGATACATTTCTGACTGAGGGGATTTTCATTGTTTGATTCAATATCCCTATCTGAGATTTGTTCCATTGTTATATTAGATTCTCCTCGAATATGGTCTATAAACATATTTATACTATAATATATGCTATTTGTCAAGTAATAAAAACTACTATTTGTTTCTTAATTCGTATAACCCATCAGCCAGTCTAGTCAGAGCGTGACGGAATTCCTTCATATGTTCAGAAGACTCCTTCCGCCACTCATCTCGCTCTTGTTTATGTTGCTCCGAAAGATTCTGTATAGTGTGTTGACCTCTCTCATTAATACGGTCAATTCGACTTACCAGATACCAGACAGTGAAAATTAATGCAACAAATAGGGCAAATATCACTAATCCAGGTAAACCGAATTGGGCCCATAAATCAGCAGAACCTATAGATGGCGAAGGAGTCATCAAAGTCATCCTTTATTTTTTATTTTTTTATTTCTTCTTTTTATATTTATAACAGCCCAAAGTAAATGTAATGAAGACAATGATGCTGATAAGAATATTATCCAACGCATTGATATTAAGAACCATGGGCTTATAGGGTAAATATGTATCATTGATGTAATAGCAAATACAGTGGCTACGGCTCCACCAATAGCTTCACCCCAAAGCATGATAGCTAAGGCTCTTGATAGATGGAGATTTACTTTATTGAAATAAAATCCAAGGTAAACAGATAAAGCAACAGTGCACATACCAAAAATAACAGTAATAAACTCTAGTATGCTAAGCACAAAAGTTCTCCTCTTTTTTTATTGTTGTCTTTTATTTATATAAAAAGAAGTTATGGAAACATTGTGGGTGATGAGATTTTTATACATCCATCACCCACAGTATTATCAATTAGATTGAAGTAGTTGAGTTGTTGTTGATGTAGAAATTGTTGTTTCTGTTGAGTTCGTCACAGTGCTGAGAGTTCCCATCTGAGCGACGGAAGAACCACTAATGGATGCGCTCATCATACCCTCACCGTTTGTTGAACCAGTAATATTACCGGCGGATGTTGATGTGATGGTTGTGCAGCCGCAGCTATCCATATTTGTAGCAGTAGAACCAGTTACAGCACCACTCATCTGACCACTATTGGTTGTCATACCAGAAAGAGAGCCACCGAACTGACCGGCTGCAATGGTTGCATTTAGTGTTGATACAGTGATTGTTGTGGTGATTGAACCGATTGTTCCAATAGTACCTACGGAGAGGAACTGATCGAGTTTGTGTTGTCTTGAGCAAATTCAACTGAAGATATTAGTAAAGTAATAATAAAAAGTAATAGAGTAGTTCTGCTTATCAACTCCAGAACTTCATTCTAGCAAGTAGATTTGATACCCAAGCTGGCTGTGGTAGAAGATTCCAACCAATCAGAAGCCCAATAGCAACGCCGAGCAATAGATCAAACATTGTTGTGTTCTCCTTTATATGTCTCTATTTTCGTCAATAAAGAATCTGTGTAGTCATCTCTGTTCTTTATGAATGTCTGAGGATCATCATATCCATCAACAGATATGATGACAACTATATTATTTATATGAAATCCAGTAAGCTCTTCATACATAAGTGAGTATGCGGTGCCCTGCTCGAAATAGTTATCGATCCATTCTTCTTTTTTAGGTCTATTGGATGTCTTGAAGTCGATGATGCTCGGCACTCCGCGAAATTCCGCGATCACATCGGTTCTACCAGCTACTCCCAGCGTCTCCGAGTATAGTGGGCTTTCAATATAGTGTATGTTGTCAATATCGTCTAATACATTACACGCATCATAGAACGCTTGTCGCATATCAGGCATGACATTTTCAAATAGATTGGTATGTTCGTTTTTCAGATAGCGTTCAACCAGAGAATGGAACTTGGTGCCACGGGTAGCAGCACGATTAGATATCCTATTAGCCTCCTGCGCTCCTACACGATTGCGCCACTCTATGAGTGATGCCTTCTTGAAATGCCCAAGCACTGTGGTGACTGAAGGTAAACGAAGCCCACTGGGTGTAACATAGTGCCTCTTGCCGTTTATTTCTTCGGTGGGAAGAGGCTCTAGTTTAGGTCTGTCTGATAGATGATTGAAGATTTTCATTATACATATTCATTTCACTTGATTTATATATTTGGTTTCCAACATAGAGTTAGCAATCTTTCTATCCTTTGGAGAATAGAGATTGAAGGCATTCTCAAGAAACTCTTTCAATAAAGCCATCTTGGAATCATCTTTTAGTCGAGTATTCTTCATTAGAAGATCCAGGAACATATCAATATTATCTTCATAAGGACTCATAACAATCATTTTCCTTTTTTGTTGGTATCATTCACAGCAGTAAAGGACTGCCCACCTAGTCTTGTATCACCCCTTACCTTTTCTCCATCAACTTCCTTACCCAATGGTATATTATAGCGCACTTTGCCGACGGGTTCAACATCACCTTTGCTATAAATGTAGGAAGCTCTCTTGTCCTTTTTCACTCTCATTGTAGATTCTTGTCCATATCGATTACCTAATGCTTGTAGAATCTTTGGAAAATATTTAGCCTTTCTTCCTTCACCTTGCTTTACAACATAGGATTTTTCAGCAGATACACCTCCCTCACCTTGTTCACCCGGCTTTGGTTCAGCATATTGATATCTACCTTTCGCTTTTTTGAAGCCACTGATAGCGCCGGTCTTTCTTAGACGCTGAAGATCGGCTTCCATACTCTTTCTGGCTTTAGATTTCGCGGATCTATTCATACCACCTCTTTCATATGAGACTGTACCTATCTCTTTACCTTGTGATAGAGGCTTCTCCACATTGCGCCATAGTTTATTACCTTCTTCTAGGAACTCTCTAAATGTCTTCATATCAGCCAAATCCCATTTCTGTTTTCTGTATCAGATATTCCCGAACGACGCCACTACGGACGATATCCTCTTTCTGAAACTCTGCATGTCGAAAACTATTTATACGTTTAGTAACTTCCATGAAGTCCTTTATACCAGTCTTTTCATGTGGCTTATTTAGATCAGTCTGTCTATAGTCACCACAGAAGATAATCCTGGAGTTATTTCCCAATCTTGTCATGACAGTATCTATTTCCTGATATGTCATGTTGTTTGTTTCATCTACGATCACGATTGCGTTATTGAATGTAAGTCCACGTAGAAATGAGGTGGTCGTAAACTCGATCAGTTTTTTCATCTTCAGTATATTATATCCATCACCACGATCAAACAGATCATCGCAGATTTCCTTGTATGGTTCCTCATAGATAGCAATCTTTTCCTTCATGGAGCCAGGTAGGAATCCCATGTCACGCGAGGGCACTACCGATCGAACAATGATGATCTTATCATATATTGAGTCTTTTGTCAATACTTCTTCTAGTGCTAGATAAAGGGCGCAGAATGTCTTTCCTGTTCCAGCAAAACCATGTAGCATGAGATTGAATCCATCACGATAGGCATCAAATACAGATTGTTGGATTGGTGTCAATGGTTTTACATAACGAAGTTCGAAGTGATTATTTTGAGCTTGTGTCTGTTGTGTGTTTTGGTTCTTGGACTTTTTTGACATGTTTGCTCCTTTATACGCCAAAGGGGACAACCTTTTCAGGCGCCCCCTTCCCTTTATCATATATTCTTTGGTAATAATACTGTGCTTTTTCTTATGACGCAAGTGTTTGTTTTATACCTCCTGTTTTTTTTTCTTTTAGTAAAAACGAGTGTGCTACAACTCCTTAGGAATAGACCATCGCTTCTCAATTTTGTTCTTATCTGCTCCTGGTATCTGCTTGACCTTACCCAATACGTATTTTGAGAAGTCGGAGGGCGGCTTAGATACACCGATACCAGCAGGATCAACTATATTGAGATGAAATGTCTGATGTACCTCGGGATGATCCTCGAGGTATTGATTGAGTTCGGAGTAAGGCATAGTGAGTTCATATTCCTCTCCTGTCTCTTTTATCATAAATGAATATAATGGCATCATCACTCCTATTTATTATTATCTATTTGGTCTAGTCTCACGCATTTCGCGAACACGCTCATTTACTTTTTGAAGCCATTCAGCCAAACGCTCAACGCGCTCGTCTTGTTGTTCATTTGCTTTTGCTAAAGCAACAATCTTTTCATTCATTACTGCTAATGATATCTGCATTTGTTCTATTTTTAGCTCACCGTTCATTTTGTCTGATATTCTACGGTCCAGATTATCTACCTTTACTGTCAAAGCGCCCCATGCTATGCCACCGGCCACTAATCCAGCAAATATAAACCAGTTTGTTTTGAGCCAATCTACGACCACGATGGTTCTCCTGTGAGTTAGGATTTTTCTTATATTTAGCATCTCACAATATCAAACCATACCTTGTTCTTTCTCAGAACATCCAACTGCTCTTCCGTGAGATTGATGTTGTAATAATATGGGCTTTGAATAGGCATATCATAGAACATCTGAGGCTTATCAAGCAACTCCCATATCATTAGATAATCACTTTTTAGAATAGTGATCTTTGTAGTCATCAATATCCACCGCCAGGAGGAACGAAACAAAGCACTCTGTTATCTAGCCAACACACAACAGCAGAGCCAGCTGGATGTGGCTTGTCATGAATAATCTTTCTCTCTGGTATCTCAACAAAATCATTCACCTCATGAATGTATGCATACCATCTTCCGTTCTCGTTTTTAACCTGAGTCACTCTACAATCCGACTCATCACAACAACTGACTGGAATAGGAGTGTCTGGCATAAACAGACTCTCAAAATATCTCTTCAATGGAGACTTCTGAGCCATAGCGGCAGATGATAGAAATAGAAATGCTATACAGATTTTAGTCCCACTTGCCATACTTATTATCCTCTTTGGCTTG